GCATGTAACGCTCCTCTAAGCATTGATTGAGGATCATTTTCATGTTTGTCCTCCAAATCTCTAAGAACGTCTGATAAAGCTTTAAAACTGTCTATCATGATGTCTTGCTGTTCTTTAAGAGTAGTCATAGCTTAACTCCGTCCACCAGTTAGGTTTGTCACTGTATCCCCACTTTGCAATACGCCGCTTTGCACCCTTGTAGTAGTTACGATACGCTGTTACAGTGTCTTCATTCTTGTATTCGTCTGGCATACACTGTGGTGGTGGATTAAATACTTTAGGTTGTTCCCAACTCTCTGGCTCTATGTTTTCTGGAGCCGCTAGAAGCCAAGGTATCAGTCTTGAAGTCTTATGTTCCTTGTGGTAACGACTTGTGTACTCTTCGCAAAGCTGTACTAATAACATGTAAGTCCAATCGTATGCTTCCTTGTTAGAACGTACCCATACAGCAGACGGATGGTTCTTATGTGTTGCTTTGTATAAGCCCATCTCATCTGCATACTCGTCACCATCTAATACTCTGTGAGCAGTAGACAGTAACTGAGCAGTTTCTAGTATCATCTTGACAACGTGCTTATCACAGTGATCTTTTGCTGTTTGACGAAAAGACTTGTCAAGGTAAAAGATGTTCATATTGCTACATCCATCTTTACACCGCGGCACTTTATCCACTGCAACGTATCAAGACTGACATTGCGATAACCTTTTGTAGCAGGTTCCCACACAGTAATATATTCTGGTGCAGTAAAAGAGTTACCACCTTTGAAATGTTTTGTTACACCAAGCCGACAAGTCATTACTCTTTCAATACCATCTAGTTTAATAAACTTTACAGTGAAGAAGCGAGATCCTACTTCGTTAACAATTTTCTTTCTAAATTCTGAATAGTCATGTTTGGTTTGCATTATATTTCCCTTTTCTAAAAAAATGCTTGACAGGTTGAAATTGGGTGGAGTATACAAAGTAACAGTTTGCATGTCAACTAATAAATAGATTAAGCAGTAAAGGGCAGAAAACATGGCAATATACATACTAGACATAGAAACAGACAGTTTAGATGCAACTACTATTTGGTGCGTATGCGTTAAGACATTAGGTTCTGATGAGTGGGTGGTTGCAACTAAACCAGAAGACCTCTCTTTCATAAATACAGATGACACCATTATAACACATAACGGCATAGAGTTCGATATACCTATTCTTAACAGACTATGGAGTACTGGTATTACGTTAGGACAAGTACGTGACACTCTTATAATGTCGCGTTTGTTTAATCCTGATAGAGATGGTGGTCACTCATTAGGTATGTGGGGAAAGCGTCTTGCGTTCGATAAGCTAGGGTTTGCAGACTTTGATCAATACTCTGAAGAGATGGTTATATACTGTAAACGTGACGTTGCACTAACAGAGAAGGTTTACCTACACCTTAAACGAGAAGGTTCTAAGTTTTCTTCTAAATGTATTGTACTCGAACATGAGATAGCACACATAATCAACTTACAGTCTAAGCACGGTTTCTATCTTGATCGTAAAAAGGCTGACAATTTGTTCGAAGAAACGTACAGCAAAGCAAAGAAGATAGAACACGAGATCAAACAAGAGTTCAAACCAAAACCCCGATTCATACGAGAAGTAACACCAAGAATAAAGAAAGACGGTACTGTATCTAGTGTAGGCTTGAATACTATTGACAACTACTGTGAGACTGTAGGTGGTGCGTTATCCTTGTTTAAATACGAGCCATTCAACCTTGCAAGCCCTAAACAGATTATTGAGAGACTAGACTCGTGTGGATGGAGTCCTGTAATGTTTACACCTAAAGGTTCTCCTAAAATATGTGAACGTAACCTTGAAACAATATCTGACAATGCTCCATCTTCTGCAAAGAAGCTGGCAGAGTGGAAGATGTTAGAATCACGTTGGAAGACTGTAGAGAGTTGGCTGAAGTTTTGTGAAGCTGACAATCGTATTCACGGTAAGGTCTTCACACTTGGAGCAGTAACAGGTCGTATGACACATGCCAGTCCTAATATGGCTAACGTCGTATCCTCTGAGAAACCTTACGGCAAGGAGTGTCGAGAATGTTTTACTGTTGAAGATGCTGACAATTACAGTATTGTTGGCATGGACGCTAAAGGCTTGGAACTTAGGATGTTAGCACACTACATGAACGACGAGGACTACATGGACATTGTGTTACACGGTGATCCACATACTGCTAATCAGAAGGCCGCTGGATTAGATACAAGGTCACAAGCAAAGACTTTCATCTATGCGTTTCTATATGGTGCTGGTGCAGAGAAACTAGGTACTGTAGTAAATGGTACATCGAGAGATGGCGCACAGTTAAAGAAGCAGTTTCTTAGTAACATGCCTTCTTTACACAAGCTGATCACAAGAGTTCAAACTATCTCAGAAAGAGGTAACGTTAAAGGTCTTGATGGCAGAAGGATATTTATAAGACATCAACACGCTGCATTGAACACACTGTTGCAAGGTGCTGGAGCTATCTCTTGTAAACAATGGAGTATCTGTATGCACCACTACATTAAACGTAACAGACTAAACGCGCACCTTGTTAACACTATTCACGATGAGTTACAATACGAGGTGCATAATGACGACGTAGACAGCATGGTTTTAGGTGCTGACAAAATGATGCAAGAGGCTGGACAACTTCTTGGTGTAAGATTACAACTTAACGCAGATGCAAAGGTAGGAAGAACATGGGCAAGTACTCACTAGAACTAAAGCATGGTCACGAAGCAGAAGAGATGTTTGCTGAGTTGGCAGAGAAGAATGGTTACATTGTAACAGAGGCTACTGTCTACAGTAACATGGTAGAACACATTGATTTTCATTTGGAGTCTGAAAAAGGCATCACTGACTTCTCTGTAGATGTAAAAGCACGTAAGAAAGCAAGACGAGGTGATACGTGGTACGACGATCAAATGATATGGGTCGAGTTCCATAACGTTGCAGGTAAAAAAGGTTGGCTGTATGGAGAAGCTGACAAAATAGCCTTTGAACGAAAGAAAGATTTTGTCATAGTGGATAGAATAGAGCTGACAAAATTCTGTGAAAAAGCTGTTGCGCCTATTTTTGTTAAATCTGTTGAAGAAGCTCTTTATAAAATATACAGGCGTAAGACTCGTAAGGATGTCATCAGCAAAGTTTTGATGACTGACATCATTGATAACGTTGACAATATTATTTATTGGAATAAAGTTGTTGACAACAAAAAGTAAGTAGAGTAAGGTACTTAAATCTGAAACGTAGATAATAAAGAAAAGGTTAAATCTATGATAGTACGTGGAACGGCTCAATGGGCCTCAGTCTTTGATGTAAATGAAATGTCGGGTAAGTATCAAGTTGATATTTGTAATCTTGACAAGGATACCGTTAAAGATCTGGAAAAACGTGGTCTTACAGTAAAGAAAGGCCAAGACAACAAAAAAGAGTACGGTTCATACATTACTGCTAAGTCTAGTAAGTATGCTCCAAAGGTATTGGACAATATGGCGCAACCTATGGACGGTTCTGTTCTTATTGGCAATGGTTCTAAGATTAAGGCATCTATTAATCCTTACTCTTGGACGTTTAAAGGTAAATCTGGTATTAGTGCAGCTTTAAACAAGATGATGGTTCTCAAACTTGTAGCTTATGCGGGTAATGGTAATGACGATGTGTTAGAGCCAGAAGAGCTAGAAGACGATAACATACTTGAGTCTGAAGGCGGTAGTGACGAAGAGCTTTAAAGGCAGTCTTTAAAGTTCTGAGTCGGAACTCTTTTATACACTTGGTTTACCAAGGCCATACGAGAGTTCTGAAAAAGTAGGTAGGGATAGTTAATAGGATCTATCGGTGCTAGAGCGAGGGGTGATTGGGGCTACTAGCATATTTTTTTAAGTTGAAGGAACTATCAACATGGCCGACATCGTAACGTTAATACCAGATATACATAAGCTTTTAGTAGAAGGCAAAGAAGGTGTTAATGAAAAGCACTTAAAAGAGTTCTTTAATGCGTTGCGTGAAGACATAAATATCTTTCTATCCAACGACAAAAGAGAAAGAACAAACAATCTACGGATGTCCTCTATTGGAAAGAAAGATCGTAAGCTGTGGTACGACATTAACAAAGGAACACAGGAGGAGCTAGGTGGTCAGACGCTATTAAAGTTCTTCTTTGGTAACCTTGTTGAGTCTTTTCTGTTATTACTTGTGCAAGAAGCAGGTCATCGTGTAACAGACAGACAAAAAGAAGTTGTGGTGAATGGTGTCAAAGGACACATAGATTGTAAGATAGACGGTGTCATGGTAGATGTTAAGTCTGCTTCCGATTTTGCTTTTAAAAAATTTAAAAATAACACACTGCATGAAGACGATCCTTTTGGCTATGTTGCACAGCTAAGTGGTTACATTCAAGCAGAGGGTGGTGATAATGGTTACTTTCTTGCGTACAACAAAAACAATGCCGACATGACCATGTTAGAGCTTGATGAGTTGACAATGATAGACGCAGGAAAAAGAATTGATCACCTAAAGAAACTTGTAAAGAGTAAACAGATTCCTGATAAATGTTACGAAGAGGTGCTAGATGGTACTCAAGGTAACAAAATACTTGACAAAAATTGTTTTTATTGTGATTATAAATTTGAGTGTTGGCAAGATGCCAACGAAGGAAAGGGCTTGAGAGCATTCTCGTATGCCAACGGTCCAAGGTATTTCACACATGTTGAAAAGGCACCTAGAGTTGAAGAAATGATAATCTAATGACGAAAGAAGTAAGGGAAAGAGATATAACATGGTACGTTAAGTGGGCTTCATCAATAGTTTTGATGATAGGCATGACGTTTACCAGCCAAAACATTTTTCCTTATAACTTATTCTTTCATCTTGTAGGTACTTTGGGTTGGACTTACGTTGCTATTGTGTGGAATGACAGAGCTTTACTTGTTATTAATAGTGTTGCTTTGTCGATATTTATTAACGGTATAATTTCAGCATTGGTGAAAATAAATGGCATATGAAAAGACACATCAACCTTGTAGTGAGTGCGGCAGTAGTAACGCGCTTGTTATTAATGAAGACGGCAGTACTAAATGCTTCTCTTGCACCACGTATCATCCAGCATCCGATGAATTAGTGGTTGAGAAGTTACTAGACAATATACCTATGAGAGCAGATCTTCTCAGCAGAGGTGATATTGTTGCTATCGCTGATCGTAACATAAGTAAAGAAACGTGTGATGTATACGATGTTACTGTATCTCCTAACGGCTATAAACATTACTATCCCTACTGTAATGAAGATGGTGAGTGGATAGCTAACAAGATAAGAATGACTGATCCTGAAGGTGGTAAGAGTTTCAAGACGGTAGGTGCTTGGTCAGACGTTGTGTTGTTTGGTCAGAACACCTGTCGCAAGGAAGGTAAGTACATCACCTTGTGTGAAGGAGAACTAGACGCTCTTGCAGCCTATGAGATGATGGGTTCTAAGTGGCCTGTTGTGTCTATTAAGAACGGTGCAGGTAGTGCAGTAAAAGACATAGAGAACTCTTTCGAGTTTCTGATGGGCTACGAAAACATAATACTGTGCTTTGATAACGACAGACCTGGAAAAGAAGCTTCCAAGAAGATAGCTGAGTTACTAGCGCCTAAAGCTAAAGTAATGAAACTCAAGCTGAAAGACGCTAACGATTATCTTATAGCAAATAAGACTGATGACTTCATGAACTGCTGGTGGTCTGCTGAAAGATACACTCCAGACGGTATCATTGCAGGTACTGATCTTTGGGACAAACTAAAAGAAGGTCCAGCAAAGACTGCTGTTAATTATCCATATGAAGGCATGAATAAGATGACCTACGGCATTCGTATGGGCGAGTTGATCACAGTCTGCGCTGGTACAGGCATAGGTAAAAGTAGCTTTCTTCGAGAGATCATTGAGCATATCTACAAGAACACTGACGATAACATTGGTATGATGTTTATGGAGGAAAGTGTACGTAACACAGCCGAAGCCATGATGAGCCTTGAGCTGGGTAAACAACTACATCTCCCGACTACAGAATACACCAACGAGGAGTACGAGAGAGCCTACAAAGACACTGTGGGGTCTGGACGTTACTTCTTCTTTGATCACTTTGGCTCTAACAGTATAGATAACATACTGTCTCGTATTCGTTACTTTGCTAAAGCTGTGAAGTGTAAGTACATAGTCTTAGATCATATTAGTATTCTTGTAAGTTCACAGGAACACAGCTTTGATGAGCGTAGAACAATAGATGAGTGCATGACCAAGCTACGGACTGTTGTACAAGAACTTAACATATGTCTTATTACTGTGTCGCACCTACGCAGACCATCTAACGGACAATCTCACGAGGAAGGACTCAATACCTCGTTATCTGATCTCAGAGGTTCCGCAAGTATTGGTCAACTGAGTGACATTGTAATAGGTTTAGAACGTAACGGTCAAGCAGATGATTTACTTGAGAGGCACACAACGTATATAAGGATTATTAAGAATAGATTTTCTGGTCTTACAGGACTCAGTGCAAAACTATTCTACGATTTTGAAGATGGTCGCATGAGAGAACGTGACCTTGAACTTACAGAAGAAGGAGATAGTGATGAGAAAGATTTGTAGTATATTAGTACTTTTGGTATTGTCAGCGTGTTCTGCTGGACAAAGGGCGGCAAACGAAGGTACAGGTTATGTCTGGATAGGGTGTCACATAGTTACTGAAACACCTAGCAAGGGTTCTTATGCTTTTGATGCGGCAGGAGACAGAGCCGTAGGTCAGTACATCTGGTGGAAACAACTAGACAAGGATGGCGTACTTGGGCCTGTTACTACTGCTAGACCTTGCAAAGAAGGTGAGTAGTGCCTCTTATATCTATCTATAAACTGAGTGATGCTGACATAGCTGATAACAAAAACGTGTTGTTTGTCTATGCTGATCACCGCAAAAGAATAGGAGATCCTGATGTTAATCATAGGTTTCGAGCTATGTCTAATGCTTTTCCAATTGTTATAAAGAAACACGGTGGAACATCTCCAGAGTCTTTTTGGAAGGACTCAGAGTTAGATGCCTTTAAGAATGAATTTACAGACTCGTATGATAAGATTATGAAGGTCTTAGGTG